GCATTGACGGCGTTGTTGGCGGTGTCGTTCTGGCCGCTCGACTTCAGAATGCGGGTCGCTTCGAACGCAAGGTTCGTGGGAACGATCAGCTTCTTGGCCTGCGCCTGAATGCGAAGGCCCGTCGAGTCCGTCATGTTCATCAACTGGATCATCATATCTTCCAGCGATGCTTCCGACAGGTCCGCCGCAACGGTCAGCTCATTCGACTGGGTGCCGTTGACGGTCGGGTGATCCGTGGCGATCAGTTCCTTGCCGTCGCCACCGGCATAACCCGGAGTGAACGCGCGGTTCAGAACATTGGCGACGACAGTCTCCTTGGTGTGACGCATCGAACGCGCCAGAGCCATGGTCTTGTTGGTCGCACGACCCTTGTACTGGTTGTCGTCAACGGATTCCTCGGTTTCCATGAAGCCAAGGCCGTAAACAACGTTGGTAAAGCGGGTCGTCGGACCCTGGATGCTCGACGTGTAGGCGATTGAACCCGATTCGCTCTTGACCGAAGCAAGACCGAACCCGGCCAGTTCCTGGACTTCCTCATAGAGTTTGTCCGAACTGCGCACGTCGAATATCTGGGTGTGCATCATCGGCATGTCATTGTAGGTCGTGCCGAAGAGTGCGTGAAGCCCAGGCCAAAGAAGCTTGGGGTTGTTGCCAGTCGTGATAATGCCAGCCATGTTCGTATCTCCTTACAGGCCAGCCAGCTGGTTGGCGTAGCGGTGACGGTTGATCCGCACGAGCCAGACAGCAGAATCGCCAATGGCATTGTTTGCACGGGGTGACAGACCGATGATCTTCAGGGCCAGCGTGTTGGTGCCGGCCTCGGTCGTATTGTCCAGCGTTGCGCCGGACTTGCCCGTCACAGTGGACGGCGAGCCGACAGCAATGCTGGCATTGAGACCGATATCGTCTGCGGTAAGCGGGGTGCCGCCGGAGACTTCCTGAATCTCGAACAGCGCGTCCGGGTCGTCGCAAACAAGAAGCCTGCGAGCGGTATTGGCCGCGCGATAGAGCAGGGAATCGCGGGTGTCGGGGAGAACAGCAACAACGACGCCTTCGATGACATCGGTGGTGGCCGCAATCTTGACATCCTTGGTGACGGTGCCGTCCGCATTGGTCGTGCCAGTGCCGAGAGCGAGAACCGGATCGCCAATGCCAATGGCAGTGCCGTCGCCGGTCGTGGTAGTCATGACCCTGAGCGAGCCATTCCAAGGCCGGCCAGAGACATCCGCAACGGGGCTAAGCCCGAACGGAGCGTTTACGTTCGCCATGATGGGAACTCCTGATAGCGGTGAGGGATGCGCGTTCCCGTCAGGCGAGGCTGAGGGTCAGGCGCGTTCGATTGTGTTCGTGCCGGGCGTATAAGCTCCGGCAATGCGTTCGTTTGCCTTGTGTTCGGTATTGCCCCTGCGAATGGCTTCATCCATCTCGTCCAACGGGCGCTGCTTTTCCTTCATATCCTCGTCGTACCAGTCCTTTGGCTTGCGCATCAGGACGGCATTGTATGGTTTGCCTTCCTCCGCGCCGGCATGGGTGCTGTGTACGCTGCCATCCTTCGCGCCTTCGGGAGCAATGTCCCAATCGGACGCCTGCAACTGCTGGACGCGACCGTTCTTGTCGTTCACGAAGCGATAGCTGTACTTCTGCCGATCCAATTTGGACTCATCGACGTGAAGCTTGACACCCGCTGCAATAGTCTGCCCAGGCTTCCTGCGGCGCTCACGCTTGGTCTCTTCGGCGCGATTTGGTCGTGCTTGCTCGGTCATGTTCTGTCCTTTCACGAGTTGTATGCCTTGATCCACGCATCGGGAGACGGGTAGATCTTGGGAAACGCCTTCATGTCGCTCTTGGCCTGCTCTCGCGCTTCTGCGGGCAGCTTTGCCAAGGGATCGGGCTTGCCTCCGATTGCGAAGAAATCGCTTCCTCCATCGACAGCGGCATGGCCATTCGCCGCTGGCTTCTTGCCCCCGAACTTCTCCGGGAATTTCCGCCTCACTTCGGCCTCAACCGCCTTCATATTGTCCTCAAAGGACATTTTCGGGTTTTTGCGGCCGTGAAAGTCGCTGTACTTGATCGCGTATTCCTGTAGCTCGAAATCCTCATCGAACCACGGGTTTGCCGCTCGCCAAGCATCCTGCCTGGTGGACAGATCAGCATTGGGATCGATCTTCTCAGGCTCATCGGCCTTGGGTGCGGACTTTTCAAGATTTGTCCGTTCGGTTTCGAGCCGGTCGAACTCCGCTTCGTCGCCTGATACTACCGCCGCGCGCTGTTCACGCCTGACACGGGCCAATTCGGCAACATGTTGGCGCTGCTGGGCCTCGAATGTGGTCTTGTTAACCTTCTCGATGGCTGCCAGACGCTTGGCAAAGTCAGCCTTCGTTTCGTCCAATTCCTGCTTGAGCTTCTTATTCACCCTGCGGATGACGGGGATCAGTTCCTCGCCACGCCTGACGAAAGTTTCGGCGTCCAAAAAGACAGCAGGCTTCTTGTCGCCCTTGAACTCTGCTTCCGGTACCCAGCCCGAATCGCGGGCTTCCTGTTCGAAATCACGCGCAGGAGGAGCATTGTCCGCAGGCGCGTCGATTACAGCCTCTTCGACTGTGTTTTCCTCGGTCATGTCATTCCTCTATGGTGGCCAGACAATCCTTGTCGTTGATCAGGACGTATTCCTTGCCGTCCTTTCCCTTCACACGAACGCCGGCATATTTCGCATGGAGGATTTGCTGCCCTGGAGCAGGTTTCTTGCCGTCCCATTCTTCGGGAGTGGCGTAACTGAACGCGAGGTGGGAAAGCGCAACAATGCGCCCTTCCAAGGTCGCGTATTTCTCTTTGTCGATGGTCTCGATGGGAATGATGATGCTACCGATTTTGGCCTCGATGGGCTTGGGCTCGACCAGCACCTTGAATTCGGTCGGGATGATCCCGGACGTGTTAGGCATCGATATTCTCGTCCTCTGCTATTTGCTCAAATTCCAGATTGATTACCTGCGATAGTGCCCGCAGATAGCCGGCATCATGGGCCGCTAAAGGCTGGAGCGCCGCCCATTGGGCCGGGTCCGATCCCGTTGCCACCGACAGGCGCTGCTTCAAGCCCTGGTCCACCTCCGCCGATATCCGCTGGAGGCATTCCAGCACCCATTGGGTTGACGGGCTGTCCTTCCATGCCTGGAACGCTTCCTTGTCCATCGTTCGCCTCTTCCTGGCTCTGGAGGAATTGCAGGAAGGACTGATAGAGCGCGAGCTGTGTGCCTTCCTCCGCTGCCTCTGCGTCCGCTACGTTCTTTAGCGCCGCCGTTTCGTCCTTCATGATTTCGGCCTGCTGCTTCTTGACAGCCAGCATCGCAACGACGCGCTTCAGGATTTCCTCTTCCGGGTTCGGCTGCGGAGGAGGCACCATCAATTCGTCAACGTCCTCGATGTCGGCTGCCTCGAACACGCGACGGGTGGCCGCTATCTGGTCAACTGCCGGATTGTCGGCGGCAACCTCACGGATCAGCTGCGCCTTGTGGATGCGCTGCATCTTGGACACGCTGTTGGGGTCAGAAACCGGCAGGATGTCCATGGCTTGCGAATTGTAATCTTGGGCCGGGTCGAACTGCTGTTCGCCATCGAAAAAGGCGTTGTATCGCTCAGGATCGACGTACTGCGCATTCAGTTTCGCATGGAGCCGCAATTCGGCCTTGAGCGCCCTGTGAATGCGTTTGTAGATCGAGGTGAAGACCTGGAGCCCCTGCTCGATAACAGCCAGTGTGGTGCCTACAGGCGCGGTGGCAGGGCTATCCCCGGTCAACACATCCTTGATCGCGGCCACTTCCTTGCCAGCCTCGACCAAAAGGCCAAGAAGCTGGAACAGGACCGGGCTCGGACCATCATATTTGATCGGGAGAATACCGTCTTTCAGGTTGCCTCCCGGAACATTCACTACCCGCCACTCACCGGGCTTGATGCGGATTGCCTTTTCCTTGATGCCGAGTGATGCCGAGACAAGCCCGCCCTGGATATTCGCCAGATGGGCCGCATCCATCATCATGTTGAGCGTCGAATTGATCGACTCTCCGATGTCCTTCAGCAGCCAGCCAAAGCCCTGCCCGTAAAACCCGCCATCGGGAGACGGGAGAAACAGATAGCGGATGAAATAGTCGTTGCGGCGAATGGCGGCTATTTTCTCGCCATCATCGGCAACCTTGACCGATTCCGGGCCGAAATTGGCTGCAATGCGGCACACCTTCTGCGAAGCATGGTGAACCGTGACGACATAGGGCTCTGGATAGCCATCCTCATCAAGATCAAGCAACCTGTGTTGCTCAAGGAACAGCTGCGGTGCATCGCCATCCTGCGGATCGACCGTCTGTCGGGTCTTGTCGTCGCCTTCAGGCTCGGATGATCCGGCGTTTTCATAGTCGAACTCGATGAACCGGCCACCACGAATGCGCTCTGCTATCTCGTATGGATAGAGCCGCAATTCCTCAGTGATGCGCGGGACATCTTCCATCGATCGGGCAAAATAGTTCACGACCAATGCAGAAGCAGGGATAAGCCTGGACCGGTTACGCTTTAGCGCCGGATCGTACCAGACCTTGCGGAATACACAGCCGACGATGGGCAACTGCACCAGCATCTTGTCGGTGTCGTCCTCCCATTCCGTATGCTCGGAAAGAAGCTGATAGGACAGATGCTCCGATACGCGGTCGGCCTGTGCTGCCTTGGTGCCGTTGGGGTCGCGCCCGACAACCTTGCACCTTGCAACGCGGTCGCCCTGCACTACAGCGGGATAGGCACGGGCATTGAACTGGAGCGCCGCAACGGTCAGCAGCGGATATTTGATGTTCGACGCCTTGTCGAAAGGATAATCCTTCTGGTCCGATACCATCATGGCCAGATCCATGGCGTCGGCTATGCGTTCCTCCCATACCGTGCGGGAGTTCTTGTCGATCTGGTATTCCTCGATGACCTTTATCGCGATGGTGCCAAGCTTATCCTCGGGGAGAACAGCAGCGATGTTCGGGATTTCGGTCGCGATGACAGCCAGCTTTTCGAGCGGCGATAGCTGGGGGCCTGCGGCCTGCGCTTCGCCCTCAATTGGCTCTTCGTCTTGGCTGTCGTCTGTGGTATATTCGTCCATCAAAACAACCTTGTGAGCGATACAATGCTATTGTTTCCGGAATTAAACGACGACATGAGCCTAGCCGGCGAACGCCCGGCTAATTACGCAGACGCCGAACTCTCCTACACGTGCATAGCTTGCGATGAGGCATTCCCGCCGGATGGCGTCTTTTATTCCTGCGCAAATTATGACGAGAATGGCCTTATGCTTTGGGTTGATGGCGTAGTGACGTTTTGCGACACATGCATTCGGCAAGCCCTCGAACGTCGCAACGCTCTTAGCGTTGCTGCCTAATACCCCGTGATCGCAGAGCGCGTGTTGCGGCGTTCATAGCCATCGTCTTCGTCGTCTTCTGGTGCCAGTTGAGCAAACCGCAGCATCATCATTGCGTAGCGAGAGGCGGAAATGACATCATCCCGCTCCTTCACAATCTTGCCGTCCTTGCGGTGGTACATCCGGCGTTCTTCAAGCCAGTCCGTGCACGATGAAAACACGCGCCAGCGGCCCGTAAGCATCCTGTCCAGCATCTCGGCAACGCCCGCTTCAACGCCATTGCCACCATCAAGAAACGTTGCCCGCTCATAGGTCATGTTGAGACCCTGAGCGCGATACAATGCCGCTAGCTGTTCCCCTGAGCCCTTGTCATGCTGCAAACCGTCATGCGGCCAAGCCACAGGAAGCCAAGTGCCCCAAGGCTTGATTGCTGCTGCGTGAACAATCGGCGTTGTCTGGCGCGATCTATATTCGCCTGTGACGTAAATCGTATCGGTGTCCCTGTCCCATGCGAGACGGGCAGCACCGAACGGATGGTCGTAACCAAAATCAACACCGATAATCTGAGGCCAGATCGGCGGGATAGTGAATGGCTGGCAGATGATTTCTTCCTCCAGAACGGGGAAGATCAAGCCGGAGCCTAGTGTCGGGATGCCCTTCGTCCGGGCTTCGCGTTCATGTGCCGGATAGCCGTCGATAATCTTCTGGCGTTCTTCCTGCGTAAAGTGTTCCGCGTCCTCAATCGTCATCGTGATCGTGATGCGGTCGGGGCTATCCTCCAGCAGGAACCGGGCAACAACCGATGACATGCCCTTGAGCGGGGTAAACGTCACCATCACCGAACCCTTGGTGGCGTTGGTTCTGGTGATGCCCTCGAAATACACATCTTCAGGCGGTTCTTCGTCAAACCAGACGAAATCAACCGTGTTTGCCTGCCACTTGGAGCGGCCCTGATCGTATGACTTGAGGTACAGCGTTGACATGCCACCAGAGACATGCCGGACGGTCACAGTATCCAGCGCATTGGAGACGCCCATGCGGCGTGTCCTGGCAACGATAGCCCGCTGCGGGATAAATCCCGTGCCCCATTCCTCTTCGCGGTCTGGTGGGCCTATCAGAAGCCGCTGAACACCATCGCGCGTCAACTCAGCCGATTCAGATCCCGCAATGAGAATAACCGGCTTGTCGAAGCGGCGACCCTCCCACCAGTCTGGATATTCCCCGGTGAGGTGCATCGAGCATTCAGCAGCGCCGCCAAGCGTCTTGCCAAGCTGATTGCCCGCCATGAACAATCGCTCACGATGGGCTCCTGCCGCGTGAAACTCTTTCTGCTTGGCGTAGGGCTTGTAATCGCGAAGCCGGTTAGTGCGCTGTCTCCGAGCCTGTTCCGCCTGGAACTTCTTCAGAAGAGCCGAGCGCACTTCTAAGGGCATCGATTGCACTGTCGAGTGTATCGTCATCCATATCGTCCAATCGCTTGGATACGTCTGCCGTCATCGTCACGGGCTTGCCGAAGCCGCGATCAATGATTTCCTTGGCCGCAACGATCCGCGTCTTGGTGTCGTCGTCGTCCAGTGCAGCGACTAGAACCTCCAACGCCTTGTCGGTATGCTCACGCGCCTTGGCTGCGATGCCCTTGGGACGACCACCGGGATTGCCTGACTGGCCTGGCTGGAACTTCTTTGCGTTTGGGATCATGTCTGTTTCCCGTCTGTTTTCAGACGATGCGCAGGTCTGTTGACATCTGTTAACGGCTGCTACTCGTCGGACCAGCGGACATAACCAACCGGATCGAGTTCATAGGCCGCATAGAGTGGGTCGCCGTATGAATCGAGAATGCCTGTCGGGTATGGCGTCGGGTCTGTCTCGAATACCGTTCGGCTGAGATAGTCCTCTGCGTCCGGGTCGTCGTATCTGTCAGCCATGCGTGGGTTGAGACGCATCGTGAAATAGCGCTTGGCCATGATGCGCTCCGGTAGGGCTTGCCCAAAATCCAAACCATTGCGATGCCGGGCTGCGATTTTGTCGAAATAATTTGGATTACACGCTTGACGCCATCCAAATTTCTGCTATGTTTAGGTCATCAACAAGGGAGTTACGCAGATGACCTACACCGCTTACGAAACCAAGAATGGCCAGGCAGTTAAGGTTCTTCGCACCGGTTCTTACGAGGCCCTGCGCGCATGGGCAGACAAGCAGGAGGCCAAGCGGTACACCGAAACGCAGGTTCACAACCCGATTTGGGTTGACGCGGTAATCCATTCGGTGGCGCGCTAATGCGCCCCGAAGCCTTCAATGCTTGGCTCGCTGACATGAAGTCGGCGGGCCTTGCCCGTTCAGATGCAGAATGTGGCCGGCTTCTTGGCGTTACCGCGAACACCGTCCTTGCCTTCAAGAGCAAGGGAGCGGATCTGCGTACCGCCTTGGCCTGTACAGCGCTCCTGCATCGTATGGAGCCTTATGCGTAGGGCTTGCCCGTCCCGCTCCCTGTTGCCTAATGCGGGCTGTTGTGTGTGGAGTTCGAACGGGCAATGAGTGGTCAGCGGCGGGGTGGCAACTTCCCGCATCTCTTGGTGTCAGTCCCAGATCAAGGGCCAATCACGACGCTGCAGCGCCGGACACTTACTAACCGGGCGAACCGGTGCGGTGGAAGCCCGTTCCACCCTCGCTGATTGGGGAATTCAGGACGCAGAAAGGAAATTCGGGCGCGGCGTCAATAGACGCAACTATCGCCAATAACGAATTGATTACCACCATATGCCAGAAGGGTCAAGCCGCATTTTCAATATTTTCAGAGGTAATGGAGATGGACCGCGCAAGCCTTCAGGTCATGGTGCAGCACCGCCGCCATGTCCCTTGGGGCCGCTTCGAACCTGTCGGCTATCTCAGTTACCGTCTGACCTTCGACACAGTATGCAGTGAGCCTGTGTGTGGACAGGTGGCCCAGCTTGATTAGCAGAGGTTTTAGCTTATCCAATGCCATGACACGGCCATCGGGAAGGCCCTTCCATGATCCGCCTCCTTCAGCCAATAGATCTGGAGATGATGCAGACGCGGCGCCAGCCCGTTCCCATAGCGATGCGTACTCGATTCCAGCGTGATACAGGGCTGTCAGGCCCTTTTCCTTGCCACGAGCATACCGCCATTCAAACGAGCCTGTACGGCATCGCATTGACCGCTTGTCGGTTCGCGTCGGGGATATGCGAACATCTGCCTCTGATTCAATCGTGCCGTCATATCCTGGCGTATAGACGGGCTTTCGCTGTCTCGCGAGCTTCATTCAGTCGTTTCCTGCTTTGGAGAGAGCGCGGGTCATCAGAGCATCGCCAGAATTGCGATGGCAACGATCCACCCCCATCCGTCATTGCCCGAATAGGCCACGGCCGCCGCGCCTACTATGCACGCGCAGATGATAATTGTTTGCCCGGTCATCTTGGTCATGTCTTCTCCTTGCGTATGGCGGTGGCGATGAACTCACCCTCGCTCACGAAATAGTCGTTATTCTCCGCAATCTTCGCCGCCTCTTCGAGCGTTGCATTCC